GGCCAATCCAAGATATTGCACATAGCGAGGAAAATAACCATACCAATAAGCATACAAAATGCGAACACCCCTATTCTCAAAAAATCGAGATGGAGTCCAATTCGCGATAGTTAGCAAAACTGGGTTGGTAAACTGTTCCAAACGGCTAAATACATCATCCCAAGAGTAATCACTGGAAAAAGAATTAACAAAATCCGATACCTTTCTACGCACATACTCTCCAGAATGATTTACATATGGTCGTGGCTTCTTCCTCAATTCTTCTTCAAAACGTGCCTCAGCAAGCTCTGCAGCATTTGGAGGCTTCCAATTCTTTGGAAGAGGGACAACGGTCTTCTGTTTTGGTGTATCCACATATGTAACAACATGTTCCATATCGCCACACATACAAATTGACTTGTGAGATTTACACCCTTCGCAGAATGCCATCCTTTTAGCTAGATGACTATTATTCTTAACGATTCGTTTCTGCTCGCCAAAATGCCTTTTTGAATCGGCATTAACGAACTTCATTACGGTGTAAATATCAACACCATTCATTTCAACACCATTCCAGACTAATGTTCTCCAACCAATATCATCAGGTTTTCCTCTCGTTTTACTGGGAATAGGATATGCCTTTTCAACTTTGAAGTGCCATAAGTCGGGTACATCAGGAATATCATCTTTACCGTAAAATTCCTCCACTAAGCGAGTACTCAACATATTGTTCTCAGCAAACTGTGGTTTTACGGTTGCGGTTAAAATAATATCAGCACGCCTCGCAATGGACACGGGCTCATTTGAATAGGTATGAGCACAAAAATCCTTTACATTGGTGGTGCATACGACAACTTTTGGCTGTATCGAAACTTTACCTTTCAATTCGGCTTCAGCCATGTTGGCGTACATTTTGACATTATTAACCAACTCCAAAATGCGGACAGTGGGAGCTGTTTCAACAAAATCGGCCTTTGTGTTGCCAACATCGTCGAGAAATACTCCATTAATCGATGATTTATAATTCGACATATATTTGTCGTGCTCGTTCAATACAATCATCGATTCATCATCCGCGCGAAATCCATTGTAGACCAAACTGGAAACCATCAACAACGGGCCAATAGTTGACTTGCCAACACTGGATGTACCATAAATGCCAATACAATAAGGTTTCTCACGTATACCTCCTGATTGACGATACTGTTGGAATGTGCTTTGTAAATCCTGTAGTTTGGTCAGCCGATCCTGCAATTGTTTCTTTATTAGACTACTCTTAACTGTCCTGTACAATCGCTTTCCCAAATCAATGGTATCAGCATAGAGTTTGTCCAAATCATTTTCATCAATAGATAACATTGCAAGATTTCCGGGTCGTGCATAATCTGCAAATTTTCGACATTTGAGATAATCTTCATCAAATTTTCGCATCTCATGCTCTCCATATAATAAAGGTTTCATGGAACCAGTTCGCATGCTTTCATAACCACCTTCAACGAAGTAGGTAACAGTATTGAGTGCCGCATCAGTTAGATCAAATGCACTCACATGCTTTGGAACAGATAACTCCGAAAATAGTTGTAGGCCAGCAACATCAGCATTCATGGAAGATGCGCTAACTAAACCTGCCCCTATCAAAAGGGACAGCAATTTCGAAATTTTTGCAAAACCTTCATTGTTTACGGCCAATTTCCAATTGCTATTGACAAGGCGTAAGGTTTGGAGCCACTCAGCTTCTTCACCTTCTGCCTCATCTTCTTCAGCGTCTGTCTCTTCATTATCATCATCTCTACTTTCCGGTATCTTATCACCTTGTATCTTATACCAATCCATCTTATCAATCGAAAAGATATCCTGTATGCATTGGATAACAACGGAACTTAGTGACGTATCAAAATGGGACTTCACAAAAGACAAAATAGCAGCTAGAACGCCGCGCCACGTTTTACTGTCTTGAACTGAAACTAATAATAGAAGTAAAGCTTCAATTTCCTTCTTAATAAATTCCTCATTTTCAATAACAGCACTCGTGACTTCGCGCTTGACAAAGTTTCTAGCCAGGCTAGCAAAACCTTGTGTTTTATACGTACGGCGATGTCTACCTTTCTTCCCCTTGCGTGAAAGCTTCAACTCTCGTTTAGCTTCACGTTTGCGAATACGGCGCAGCCTACGTGCTTCCCTCGCGATAGCAGAAATTTCCTCTATGCACATGTGTCTATAGCCTACAAAAAGCATCCACATATACACAAACAAAATTTGAACGTCATATCGGAAAAGAAATGCGCGAATAAAATCCCAATCATCATTATACCAGTGCAACATCATCATCACAAGGATGGGTAGTGTAAAACTGGAAGTCAGATAATCAAGACCTGAAAAAATACAGTTGCGCATGAAATAATACGTTATCAT